GACCAGATTAAGTTCTCTCAGTCTATTAAAGAGGAAGCAGGTGTTGCATTCTACTCAGGTCTAAACTCCAATGGTGACTTGTTCATTGGTAACCAGATTATTAACCCTGTTACTGGACAGATTACTAATGAAGATATTGCACAACTGAATGTTATCGGTGAAGAGAATACAACGATTGAAACATTCTCTGAGTTGGTTCTTACTGATAAACTGACTGTTATTGGTGGTGCATCTAACCAGTTAGAATCAATCTTTGCTGGTCCTGTCACATTCCAAGGACTGACTACATTCACAAATAATATTCAAGCGAAGAAGATTTCTTATTACAACCAAGATGGTACTGTAATCAAGCAAACTTTACTTGCACCTGAAGATGCTAACGGTCAACCCAGTTTTGCTAATATCACAGGATATACTACACCTGCTGATGGCGATCTTGTTTACAATATCAACTGGACTCCTGGTAAATCTTTAGGTTGGATCTACTATGGTGGTGTCTGGAAAGAGTTCGGTCTTACAGATACTGGAGATATTGATATTGCCACATTTAATAATGAGCAGCACATGGGTATTGGTACTGCTGCTGTTGCTGGATTTAGAGTTGGTGTCTTAGGTAATGCTAAAGTTGATGGAGACTTAGTTGTTACTGGTAGAGGTGGTGTTGGTGCTGATAAGTATATTACTAAAACATATACTGGAGACGGCACAACTCTTACATTTGCAGTTACTACCTATGGCGGTGGTATTCAGCACTCTGATGATTCTCTCTTAGTATCACTAAATGGTGTTGTACAGATTGCAGGTACAAACTACACTGTTGATTCTAACGGTGCTAATGTTGTGTTCAGTGCTGGTGATGCTCCATTATCTACTGATACTATTCACATTTTAGAACTGCCTATCTAAATAACTAAGGAGAAACTAGCACTGCCATGGCACTTTCAAAAATTAGTGGGAATCAGATTTCCACAACAACTCAAGCAATTATTAGCACGCTATCTTTTATTAACACTGATAGCGTCTTTAGATTGCCTTCGGGAACAACTGCACAGCAACCGACTGGTGTTTCTGTTGGTACTTTACGATTCAATACTGATTTAGATTCAGCAGAGATTTATAAAGCAGATGCTGGCACTGGCAGCGCAGGATGGGCACCTGTTGCAGGTGGTGGTCCTTCATTAGGTGAAAATAGTATTGTTAGAACTAATGCTAATACAATTTCAGAAAACTTAACTGTTGGTCCTTCAGCAGGTGGTGAGTTTGCAAATGGAATGTCGGCAGGTCCAATTACTATTGCAAACGGATTTACGGTTACTATTGAAAGTGGTGGAGCATGGAGTGTTAGATAATGGGAGTATTAAACGTTGGTAGTCTCCAAGGCAATTTTCCAAACTATCGAATTACATTAAGTAATGATAGTGAACTAGATATTGCTAGTCAGTTATTGCTGACTAATCAAACATATGTACCTCTTCCTGCAAATACTACTGATGGATTTGCATCAACTGCTGGTGGACCTAGAGGATATGTTAAAGGTCAATTGAGATATAATACTACTACTCAAAAACCAGAACTATATGATGGTGTTAACTGGATTGAGAAGGAATAGTAAATAATGAGTAAATTATCCGTAAGCGGTTTAAGTGGGATACCTGAGACTCTGAATCAGATAACAATTCCTGCTGGCAACATTTTAGATGTTGAAGGTCATGTATTTAATACAAGCACTACTGCATTTCAGTTACCTGCTGGTACTACCGCAGAACGACCTGCTAGTGCATCTGCTGGATATATGAGATGGAATACTTCTGATTTGAAGATTGAGATTTATAATGGATCGAGTTGGACTCAATATACAACCTCAAGTGGTGGTGGGTCAGTATCTAACTTAGGTAAAAGTTCTGCAACTGCTGCAACTTCTGCTGCTGCTATTCGTGCTGTAAATCCTGGAGCACCTGATGGTGTTTATTGGATAAATCATGGTAGTGGTGCATATCAAACGTATTGTTTGATGGACGCAGGAGGATTTATGTTGGTAGGTAAAATACCTGAGTCTCCTGGCGATACTAGCAATCCTTGGTCATATAGTGGTGCTAGATGGTCACAGCAATCTACTACTAACGAGTCAGAATGCCAAAATATCAATGGTGGAGATGCCTTAAATAGAGGGTATTATGGTTATACTTTGACTGAAGGTTTTATCTTTGCGATGGGTGACTATCGTAACTGGTTATATCCTAAATCAATTCCTAGAACAGGTGTTACTGCTAGAAATGCCTTTATTGGAGGACAAACTAACATATCTTCAGTCGATAGAGAAAACTTTTTGAGTTGGATTGGTAACACTGGTATCAGTAGAAACGAATGGGATAATCAACCCTATTGTAATAGAATTGGTTTTAATCGAACTGATTCTAGTGCTACAGGTATGAGATTTGGTATTACTATGAACAATGAAAACGAGTGTAATTCTAATGACTCATCAATTGGATTTGGAGTTTATACAAATAATCAAAATACTAGTGGTGATAGAAATGCTGCTGCTGGCGGATTCCGTTGGAATGGCACTGTTCGCTATCCAAAAAATGGTTGGATTTTTGTAAAATAAGGAGAACTATGAGCACTATTAGAGTAGACGAACTTAGAGCATTATCAGATAATGATTTTTCTATCAATGTAAGTCCCAATGATAACTTTGAAATTCAAGGAACTATTGAGTTTGACTCTGGTGCATCTTTTTCTGTACCTGTAGGAACATCTGCTGAAAGACCAACATCACCTATAGGAGGTATGTTGCGATATAATTCTACACTTGAACGTCTTGAGTTTTATGATGGAACCGTTTGGCAGAACTTTATTGGTTCTAGTGCTGCACCAAACGGATCTACTGAAGCACTTGCAGTTGAATCAGTGCAAGCATTATATGATGCTGGACAAGTAACAGATGGATCATATTGGATTAACTTTGATGGTACTGCTAGGCAATATTTTGTACCATTGAATAGTCATCCATACTATATTCTGGTTGGTAACTGGGGTGGTGGTGCTGATAAGTTTTTGCAAAATGCTAGTGCATTAAGTGGCAATCAACTTAATAATCAAGGTGATGCCACTCCTACAGGGAACTGGGCAAATAATGGTACTTATGGATATTATAGAAATACAGGTGGGAGTGACTTTAAGTACGCTACAATGGATGTTCGAGGCATACAATATCGTTATGTGAAGATGAAATTCAATCTTTACAACTATTATTCAAATGATGGTGTTACTGCTAGAAACTTTTTAGGTATTAGTTCTAATGTTGGTGATGGCGTAACAATTATGAGAGATAATAGTTCTGAAGGGGATGCCCAACATGTTTTTACATATTATTCTGCTATCTCCAATAATGACAGCAATGGTTGCCCTTCTGCAACTCCAACATTTCCCTCACATGTACGGGTAGGAACTAATCCTGGTGCATTTATGGGTACTAGGTTCTGCTGTTTTTCTAGGGAAGGTAGTAGTTATGGTACAGAATATGTTAGAAACTTTACTCCATACGCTGGAGATAGTAGTGGTGGCACTGTACCTAATGCCTTTACTGGTGATGCTTGGTATGAAATGGACTTAGGTCAAACCCATCCTCAAAACTTACATTGTGTCATTCATTCAGACCAAGATTCTAGTAATGAAGACACATATATAAAACGAGGAGTTGTGCTCGTTCGTCCTGCATAAATAATACGAAGGAAACAGAACCGTAATGTCTCAATTAAATGTTGACAGATTAATATCCTTAGGTGGAGGTGGTGGTACTGCCTACATTCAATTAGAGTCTAGTGGTAACTTTAATTTTGACACTGGCACTTTATACATTGATAGTGCAAATAATGAGGTGGGGATTGGTACTACTACACCAAGAGCATCTTTAGATATTGCTACTACTGATGGCATCATTGTACCTGTAGGAACAACTGCTCAAAGACCAGGATCACCTGTTGAAGGTTTATTTAGATATAACTCAACAGACCGAACTTTTGAAGGGTATTCTTTCAATGAAGGTACTAATGCTGTAGAATGGGGACCAATTGCTGGTGCTGGTGGCGGAACACCTAATCAATCTACAGATAGATATAGTTTTGATTATTCTAAGGGTGCCGTACTAAAATCAGACGGAACTAATGCTTATTGGGAAATTGCTGGTCAGGCAACTGAATGGAGCATGGCAAGAATTTGGACGCATGGATATGTTGGTGGAGGTTATCAAAGTGGTAGTCCCTGGAATAATGTAAACCGTACTGTTCATTCTACAGACACATCTACAAACCTTGGTAATACTTTAGATAGATCTGGTGCTTACATGGCAGGGTCATTCTCAGATAATCGTCACTGGTTCCACTCAATGGAGAACACTTATAGAGGTTCTTCTAATTATACATCTGGATTCAGTATGACCTCTGAGTCAGGTATTACTCACCAGAGTTCCTGGGATATGACTGTTAGTAGAGGATCTATGGGTTCATTCCAAGATTATGAATTCCAAGGAGGTTATTCATATTTAATTGGTGGTGGTAATGCTAGAACTGATGCGATGAATCTCAAAACTGAGGTTATGAGAACATCAGGATTTCCTCCTAATCATGCTGATGGAGGTGAGGATCCTACATGGGGTGGTAACGCAAGATTGAAGGGTTGGTATAAGAGATCTGGTACTCGTCAAGCATTAATTTGGAATACAGAATCTTGGCAAAACTGGACACAAGGACCAGGTGGTGATGGGTGGAAAAAGATTTTAGGCACAATGTTAGGTCACATGTATGTGGGCACTGGCAATAATGCTCAGAATGGTAACCAGAGAGTTGATGATTCTAGTGGCGTTCAGGTAGGAGGTTTGAACTTTGGTAACATGGGAGAGGAAAACTTCCAGATTGGTATGAGAAAAGGTTATTGCTTAGGTAACTACAATGGTTCTCAGAACAATAATACTTTTAAAGTGAACTATGCTACTGATGCATATAATAACCTCGGAGGTTCTTCACCTCCATCAGGTCATGGTGGCATGAGTTCTGCTCACTGTTCATCTGCATCTGCTATTTCGGGTGTTGATGATGCTGGTGCGACACAGTATGATTACGGTACAAATATTCCTAACTACTAATGAATAATCAAAACGACGTTATTGTCATCGACTTAGAAAAGTTTCCTCATCTGGATAATTGGGGAACAAAACTTGGTGGTCATCTTGGATTGGAATATTTTTACTTAGAAGATGAGTATTTTGATTATATTCCTCAGTATGTAAACTATCTGCGTTTTTCTTCAAAGGAAGGAACCTTGGGTTCAAAGTATTGGGGTGAAGCGAGGAGTGCAAGATCCGAATATGGTGAAAGTGAAGAAGGAACGACACAAAAAGATAAGGTCAGTGTTGATAATGAATTAATCAGAACATACACTATTCCTTTTATGAAGAGTGTGATTCGTCTTAAAGTACAAGAAATTTTTGAAAAAAGATATAACGAACTACGCACTAAATATAGTGTATTGGAGGATGCAACCTGGCAAGACCAGTTATCAGAATCCAAGACATATCTTGAAGATGAAACTACTGCTGTCACATTGATCAATAGATTAGCAGAGATTAGAGGGTTGACAATCAAAGAGTTTGCTACTATAGTGGTAGAGAAACAAACTGATTGGAAAACAAAGTTACATGATCTTGCTGTGCAAGAACAAACTATCCTTATTAAAATCAAAGAGTGCTTTAACGTTGCTGATGCAAATGTTTTTCTTGAAGATTACTTCGGCATTGAAATGTCAAGTCAACAATGTTTAGAATTTAATAGATGTGAAAAAAATGATGAAACAGGACTCATTACAAGAAAAGAACCCTTCAAATACGGACTCAGGTTCTAATGAACTGAATCTTCCTATTAGTAAAACATTGGAAGATTTAAAAAATATTTCTCCTTGGGAAGTTGAAACTCCTGATGTTGCATTAATGCAATGGGCAGATCAAATTCCATTTGGACAAAGTGAATTTCAAAATCGTTATTATGTAATCAATTCACAAATAACTCCATGGAGACAATTGCGTCAAGCAATTATGGAGTTACAAGCAAGAACAAATAGTCTACAAAAGATTACAGTACAGTATAGACGTAATCTTAATGACATGGCGCGTCTTAAAAGTGAGATTGAAGCAGAAGAAGATGAGTATTCAAAAACTGATCTTGAGTGCCAACTAGAAATCTGTAGACTTGATACACAAGTATGGATGAATAAAATCCGTCAGTGTAAAGAAGAGATTGAAGGTATTGTGCGTATCATCAAAGAACGCACGGATAGTGAAGATTTAGATTCTGTCATTGCAACGTTTGAAGACCCTGCTATTGTTGACGCAGAAGAGCATAAGTATTGGATTGCTCGTATGGCAAAGCAATGTGCTATCGATTTATTAACTACTGGTAGAGTTCAATCAGGTAACTTAGAAAGTATGTTGATGATGAAACCTGAAGACCAAGCAGCAATTACTGATCTTGCTCTTACATACTCTACTGCAATGAATCATTCCATTGGAAAGTTCAAAGAGATTGCAGAAAATAAAGTAGAAAATATGCTGTCAGGTCGTGGACCTGAAATGTTTGACACCTCTGGAATATTCACTGATTATGCAATCAACAACATCGCAAACCGCAGTCTTCAGTCTTCCGATCAACCCGAAACTTGATCCAGAGTATATTGGGGAGAGTCTCATTCCTTTCCTCAATAAGCATAAGCATTTAATTTACGATTTATATTTTACATCTAGGATGCCTCCATTCGTACAAGATGCGATGGGGGATGTTTTTCGTACAACAAAGAATGCTCAGGGTGCTGCAAAGAACTCACTTTATATTATGCAGGAGACGGGTATTCCTCTGTCTGCTACATTCAATAATATATGGGTAAGACCTGACCAAAAGAACTTAAATCTATGGATTGAGAACTTTAAGTTTCTATATGATGCTGGAGTTAAAACTGTTACTCTTCCTCATACATCTTGGGTGATGACAGGACAAATCCAGAAAGAATATCCTGACCTAAAGATTAAGAATACTATTCTTCGTGAGGTAGTCAAACCTAACGAGATTGTCACTCTTGCTAGTGCTGGATTTCATTATATTAATTTGGATCGTGATATTATGAGGGACCAAGATGCCTTGGTTCGTATCATGGATGCAAAGAAGTATTGTGCAGAGAAAGGAACTCCTGTAGAGTTTTCATTGTTAGCTAATGAGCATTGTTGGGGTGGTTGTCCTATCATGCCAGAGCATTATCAATACAACAGTACACGTCAGGGCACAGAACCTCAGTATTTTAACAGTGAGATCAGTCGCATTTCATGTTCACGATGGGATGAATATGATTCTGCAACAGAACTTAAGCGTGCTAATATACCGCCCTGGAGAGACGATTGGCAATGGTTTCTAGATAATGGCATAGATGTCTTTAAACTGCACGGCAGAGAGGATGCTATGCGTCTTAGAGAGTCTATGGATATCATCGAACGATGGGAGAATGGCGATGAGATGATGTTTCCTGACTTTGATAAGTATATGCAGGATGTTGATATGCCTGATGCACCTATTAACATCTGGAGACAGAAGATTAAGACATGTAAGTTTGACTGTTGGGATTGCAACTATTGTGAGTCTGTGATACAATCTAAATTAAAGAAGCAAAATCGTACAATGAATCCTCTTGTAGAAAGAGTTACTCGTGCCATCGATGGTGCAGTTGATAACAACTCTAGATTTAATCCTACTGACTATGATATTGTTGGTTTATCCTCTAATAAAGTAAGACATTTCCTCAACAATCTTCTTAGTGAGCGTGGCACAGTATATGCTGACGTTGGTTGTTACATGGGTAGTACACTATTTGCTGCTATCATGGGTAATAGTGCTGTAAAAGCATATGCTATCGATGATTTTTCAGACTCTACAGTGAAACCAATGCGTAAGGAACTTCAAGAAGATTTTGAGGTTGATAATCCTGCTGAGGTGTTTGTACAAAACTATGAGAAGTGGCAGAATCCAAATGTTGCCGTTGGTTTAGTTGTTAAACCTATCTCTCAGGTAGTATTCAATCCAGAGTATCCTCCTCAGGTTCTATTCTATGATGCTGAGAATGATCCTAAACGTATGCAACCAAATCTAGAATATCTTCACAATCAATGTGCTGATTCTTATATTCTTGTTGTTGATGATGCAAACTTTGAAGGAGTTGTATCATGTACTGATGAGTTCTTAAGCGATAAGAATGTTATTTACAAGAGATTGATTACAACTGAGACACCTGAAGATGCTAACGATTGGTGGAATGGACTGTATATTATAGTGATTGAAAAGTAATGGAAATTATTGATAACTTCTTAGTTAACTCTGAGTTTGGGCATATTAAACAATCCCTGTTAGGTTCATTCTTCCCTTGGAATATCTCTAAGATTGTTGATGATACTAGCAATAATTATAATAGAAATGTGCAAATGGTTCATATGTTTTATGAACGACATGCTCCAGTTGATGATAGTATTGGGTTACTATATCCTATACTTCAGAAACTACAACCATGTTCATTGTTGAAGATAAAAGCAAACTTTTTGGTTGGTGTAGATAATATTGTTGAACATGGTTTTCATAATGACATTCTAGATGCTGAAGATCGTCCATATCTAAAGACATCTATTTTTTACATGAACACCTGTAACGGTTACACATTATTTGAAGATGGTACTAAAGTTGAATCAGTAGCAAATAGGATAGTAACATTTCCCAATAGTATGAAGCACACAGGAACAACTACAACTGATTCAGAATACAGGATGGTAATTAACTTTAACTACGTTTAGAATATAAATACCTTGGAGAAGTCCAAGGTTTTTTTATATGTCACAGTTAAATGTTGGGACTCTGAATGTAGGCACTACGCAATTTTCTGGAGACAACACTACTCTAAGCACAGCACCTGCAACGTCTCTCACTGAGTTTATGTCAGGAACTCCTGCTGCCAATCAAGTAGTTATGTGGGATGGATCCAACTGGGTTCCTGCTGCTATGGGCGGAAGATTCTTGGGTATGAATGTATATACCTCACAGGATGGTACTGCTACTAGTGTTGCATCAACAGGAGGAAGTGGAACTTGGACAAAACCTACTGGATGTAATAATGTTCTAGTATATGTCACTGGCGGTGGTGGTGGTGCAAGAGTTAATGATAATAACTACCGTGGCGCTGGTGGTGGCGGTGGCGCTACTGCTATTAAATATATCGACGTATCTGCTGTTACATCTGTAACTGCAACATATGGTGCAGGTGGTGCATATGCTAGAAATGGTAGTCGTGGAAGTGCTGGTGGAACTAGTTCTTTTGGTTCTTATTGTACTGCTACAGGTGGTCAGGGAGGTTATACTGACAACCCCTATGAAGGTGGAAGAGGTGGAGATGCTAGCGGTGGTGATATAAACATCCCTGGTGGTGGCGGTGAAATGTCACACGGTAGTAGTAGAGAAGGAGCATCTGGTTCTAGTTTTTGGTTTAAAGCAGGATCAAACCATCATAACAGTAGTGATGGTGCAAAAAACACACATGGTCAGTGGGGTTCTGGTGGAGGTTATGGTTATTATTCACAGAATGGTGACGCACATAACAATGGTTATGGTGGCGCAGGTGTCGTAATCGTATACAATTATTCTTAATAACAATGAAAGCATTAGTACATTCAACAGCAGGAACAGTTACCGACATCGTAGCAGATGATGCTACATTTGAGGTTCATGAGAGTTTTTTGTGGAAAGATATGATTGCTGATTATGATTCGGCAACTGATACTCCAACAGAATATTCTTACGACTCAGCAACTGATACTATTTCAAGGAAAGTATATGAAACTCCATCATATGACTTACAAAGACAAATGGCATACGATTCTATCCAACAGCAATTAGATAGTCTTTGGCATGATGTTGATAATGGTAAGTTTGGTGAGGATGCAAAAACAGGCGGATGGTATAATTCGCTACGAAGCACAAAAAATGCTTATCCAAAACCTTGACACTGAATCTAGTGGCACAAGAGGGGTTGCGACCCCTCTTTTTTTATGCTATATTGCATAGGTAAACAAATGACAGGATCATGCCTCAATTCACTCTCATCTGCACCGATGAAGATTCGACGGTAACAACTAAAGAATTTGAAGCAACTATCCTAGAAGATGTTGTAGACAAGACAGAAGACTTTCTGAAGGGTGTTGGTTATTGCTTTGAAGAGTTGCGTACTCAAGTATATCCTCTTCCAGAACTTGATGAAATTCGCTCTATTTACAAGGATGTAGACTGATACATATTAATGTAATTTATTGTTGATTACTTCATTACAATGGGTAAAACTTTTCGGCGTGGCGGAAGCGAGCGAGGGTACTATTCTCCTGGCAAATCTATCCGTGATAAACGAGCAAAAGGCGGCACTAATCGTTCACCAAGATCAGAAGAAAATTATGACGATTTCCAAATCAAAGGAAACAAAAAAGGAAAAAAGTTCAACCCCGAACTTGACAATGACACTGGATGGTATTGAAACTGACTTGGAAGAATTAGTATTTGATGATTACTCTGAGATAGATTACGACCTTGACTTCACCGTACAGTATTAATTTCATGGACTTTGATAAAGAATCACAAGACATTAAGTTCAACCGAGGACTTGATTTGTTCATGGAATCTGTCCTTAAACCAGACAGTAAATTGCGTGAGTGTGCTCACAACCAAAAATGTTACACCGAACTGATGTATGTCCGTTCCTATGTTCTTGACTATCTAAAAACTCTAAGACGAGACGACTAATGCAATTTCTACACTCACCAATCCTTGACAGGGATGAGAAGATGGTATTAAAAGATGCGTTGATTTTGTATGTTTCTGACATGCAAAAACGGTACTACGCTGATGGTGTGATTCCTGAAGATGCTTATCTAAGTAAGATGGAACGGGTGAAAGAAATTGTTGAAATTTTACATTTAAGTGAGTTATATCGCCAATGAGTATTGAAATGTTCTGTCCCCAATGGTATTACATTGGGACAGTTTCTGATGAGAAGCAAACATCTATCAAAGATTTGTTTGCTGAGTTCTTATCAATTGAGGACAACTTCACACAACCAAATGAGTGGAACTGTACTGTAAAAAGTTCATACAATAATCCAAGAAACAATACTGCTCCTTGGACAGATTTTCTGTCACTAGTAAGTGAGCAGATTGATGAGTTTATGAATGAACTATCTCCAGTTGTTGACATATCGTTAATACCTAAAGAAGCATGGGTTAATAAGTATCCAAAAGGAGGGTTTCAAGAGTATCACGATCACTCTGTACCTAATTGTAACTTAAGTATGGTTTATTTCTTTAGAGAATTTGACGATACTGTCTTTAGGTTCTATAATAATGAAGATTCTAAATATAAAGCATCAGGACTAAAGCAGTTGTTTACTATTCCTAGTGCAAATGCAATTATTCCCAAAGCGAATCAGGGTGATATTATGATTTTCCCATCATTCTATCCCCACTATGTGTGTCCCAATGGCAATGATGAAGAAAGGATTACATTTTCTGCTAACTTCCTTGTGACACCTCAAGAACCTGCACAGGGTTCCCCCCAAACTCCCTAATCTATGCAATACTAATAATGTTGGAAAAAGAAATCCGCCTATTGAACAAAGTCATCAAGAAAGGCGAAAGTGGAGAAGTCAGGTATTCTGATGAAGAACTACGCAAACTTAAGACAAAACGTCGCCAGTTGAAAGACTGGAAACAATCAGCAATCACTTCACAAAACAATGGATTCGGTCAGTATGTTCAGCGATGAAACGTTCAATGTCCAATGGGATTCAAAGGACAAAGTACAAATTGAGGAAGATGATTGGGTTTCTTCAGTATTAGGAACTGAAGCAGAAGCAATCTACGATGTATTGGCAGAACTATGATTGGACTAAGAGTCAGGATTAAACCTAAAAGCAAAGATGCTATTAAACAATTTACATATGACATGAAGCGATGCAATGTGATGTATGTCACTGATCGTAAACGTTTGTGGCATCTATTTAATCCTGACTCTGGTATTAACCTTTGGGTACACCCTACAGATGATCCTAACTGGGAAATTATTCGATGAAAAAAGATTATGATCGTTGGCGTATTCTCTGGAAGAAAGAGAAGAAACCAGGATTCTTTGCAACTCAAGAAGTTGTAGTTTATGGAATGCACAATGTTGAATATGTAATCGACAATCTTGTGCCAGAAAATGTAAACTGGGACGTTCTCCCCATGTGACAGTCAGCAAACTGGTCGGGCACCCTTGACGTGGTGCCTTTTTTATGCCATACTATAAGAGTCAAAGGAAAAGCATGATTTTTGATTTTGAAACTGAGTATCATTGGGGTGCTCTCATGGTCAAACTTGTTCCTATGTTTGCCATGGATGTTTACAAAGCATCTGATGATGAGTTAGTATGGGTCTTTGATGTGAACAATCCCAAAAATGGTTATCATGTCCCTGCTCGCAATCTCTCCACCTATTCTTATTGATTATGCGTAAACCATTCCTTAAGTGGGCAGGCAACAAGTATAGAGTGCTAGACCATTTACTGCCTCTGATTGGTACTCCAAAAACATATGTTGAACCATTCGCTGGTAGTTGTGCAACAGCATTGAATGTTGATGCTAAACGATATGTATTGAATGATATTAATGCTGACCTTATCAATCTTTATAAGTACCTGATTAACCCAAACGACGACAGTTTTATTCAACACTGTGGCGACTTCTTTCGTCCTGAGAATAACGACAAGGAAGAATATATTTCACTCCGTAAGTATTTCAATGACAGCACTGATACACTAGAACGCTCACGTCTGTTTGTATATCTCAACCGTCACTGTTTCAATGGTCTGACTCGATATAACTCTGGCGGTGGTTTCAATGTGCCATTTGGTAAGATGAAGAATCCAATGTTACCTAGCACGGCAATGATGGACTTTCGTATGTACTTTCTCATGCGTAATCATATCTTTGCTAACGTGCATTTTGATGACGGTCGTTTATATGCAGGACTAGGATCTGGTGATGTAGTATACCTAGACCCTCCCTATGTTCCTGCTTCTGATACTGCTAACTTCGCAAGTTATGCCAAGCAAGGATTCTCATATGATGAGCAAGTTGCAGTAGTAAAGAGAGCAGAATCTATTGCTAGTAAGGGTGCTAAAGTTATCGTTAGCAACCATGATACTGACGTTAGTAGAGAACTATACAAAAATGCAAAAATCTATTCGTTGCAGGTGTCCCGTAGCATCTCCGCCAAGGG